GTCGTTGTTGCGTTGGCGTCAAACGGTTCAACGCTTGTTGACGTAATCGGTGCCGGCAATCTAATATAATGCACGCCTTGCTCGTATTGGTTCAACGTATACGTTTCCCCATCGTTTGGGCCGTGGATACAGATTAGCGGGCGGCTAATCGCGGTCATGGCTTTTTCAATTCTGGCAGGTTGAACCAATGAGTGGGATGGCAGATATTGCTATTCCAGTCGCGCCAGTGCTCACGGTTCCAACGCATCATGACAGGAAAATTATAGCGGGTACTGCCGATGCAAGGAATATCGCGTCCATCCTTTGGAGCGCTGCGGATAAGTTGCCAATCCGCATAATGCGCGCGATTAAGCAACTCGATAAGATGCACGGGGTTAACCATTATGCTTGATATTTTGCCGCGTTTGGCTAATTCGGCACGCGTCCGCATAGCGATGATATCGGCAGCACTCATATTCATGTCAGTTCCTTTAAAAATGCGATTGCGGCGTCAAGGGCGGCAATGCAGCGTGGATCAAAGGTGACGATACGGCGGACGTCGGCTAGTGCTAGAGCGTGATAACCGGCGCGTTCGGATGACGTTTCACCGATCATTCGCGTGTTCCACGTTTTGACGAATTTAGAAGCTTGGCCGACGCCTCTAAAGTTAGCTTCGAAAACCCAACGGCGAGCGGCGAGCGTACACTCGTTATACGGGTGTGTAAAATGCTGGCTTGGTGCGGGTGTACCGATCGGGCGATCTTCTGCCATGTATTCCAAACGCCCGCCGCAGAATGGGCAGGGTTTGAGGATTGGTGCTTTCATCATTGCACCTTCTTAAATGTGTATCCGCCGACCGTCTTATATCCAACGCGGCCGGACAAATGATTGCTAAGTGCGCTTGGGGCAATGTTTAGCGTGCGCGCGGCGTGCGCAGCGCTTTGGTATGTTTCTTTATTCTCGAAACAATACACTTTTGAGAAACGATTAATTTCGTGTCCCGCTGTGTTGCAGTGCGGTTGAATGACTTTAAGCATTCGGAAACGATGGTTTATCGCGTCGTTGCGTGTCTCAAGAATGGCGATTAGCTGCGCATATAGATTTGCGCCATTCGTCATCAATCGACGCCATTCGCTGTTCTCGCTGGCGTCCGGTGCGAGCACGTATTGATGCAATGGGCAGACTCCTAACCATCGTACAATTGGAGGATCGCCATACCAATGAGCATAAACGCACCATTTTTTCGTGATGGCGCCAATTGTGATCGGCACAAACCCGGAAACTCCCGGCTGGATAAATTCGAGCGGTATCGCTGTGGGCATGGTGCTACCTCCTATAGTGTCCTTATCGCATGTTGTGGAGAGAAGTCAAGCGAACTTGTATGCGGAATATTTTCCCTATATCGGCAAAAATTGCTCATATTTTGGAATTGTGTAATTTTATAGAATGTAGCACGAAGTACAAGACATATCTGTTTGTAAACCAGATGGGACTAAGTTGTGTCTATATAATTAAGTATCTTATAAATTATATAAAACTATATAAATTACACAATTTTATAATACACTTAAGTCAGTACAAATTATTATAATTATCGACACAAAACTAGGTCCGAGAGAATGTGAAAACAAACCCTAATGAACGCCCGTATGCATTAGGGTAAATAACACAGAAAACCCGCCCATAAATTAATATGAGCGGGCCATAAATTCAGCCGTCCAATTATGGAGCGCGCGTGCAGGCCAATTCGGCGGTGTTGAAATCGGGCGCCGCTTTGCCGCGCTGTTCAATTTCGGCGGCTATCTGTGCCTTGCCCGCGTCCGACAGGAAATCTTGCGCTGTGAGGCTGGCTTTATGATCGTCACAGACGAACATTTTGCCCAATGTCATTGTGATGGGCCAACCCGTCAGTTTGTGATAAGGGCTGGCCCACAGCTTAATATTGACCTGCCATCGGCCAACATTAGGGCAGTCAATTTTGCAGCATGTGTGTTTCATGTCGGGTCCTTTAGAACATGGCACACGCAAGAAAAGTCGGGAGTTGTGTACAGGTCCGCCATGAAATTAGACGCATCTTGCACGAACATTTTATGGTCGGCATATTCCGGTGACATTTCGTTAGTGTCACTCTCGTAATCGTAAATTACAGCGTCCCACAATGGCGACGGCTTTGAGCATTTTCCTAGATTGAGGTTTCTCAAGTTCCAATTTGGGTTGCTGCTCTCTTTGATATGCTGCCAATGCACGCAATTGTTGCACGCGTTCATTTACGCACCAAATGGCGCAAGCCGTACACATGCACGACTTTCGTCCCGTCCTGTTGCAGAACGACGCCTTGATAGCCGTCGTCTCGCTGGTAATGGCCAATCACTCGACCGTGAAAGCCATCATGATCGATATGCACATGCGCGCCGGTTGGCCACGGATTGGCCGGTGTGGGCAAGTCGGCCGTAATCAACAGCCGTCCGGCATCGGTGATACTCCACAGAATGGAATTCTGTGCGCGTCCATTGCCGACAAGAGAGCGCGATTTGAGTGCTTCCAATGCATCGCGAACATATGTACCAGTGAAGCCGGTTCGGTCGCATATGTCACCAAGGCTCAAGCTTGAAGTATTGAGCCAGCTTAAAATTTGATGTTCGCCGTTGGTCATTGATCAGTCCTCGAAATGGTTGCCGTTGTGATCGCAAATTCCATCGCGACGGATAGTACCGGCGATTTTATCGGAATTGACGTCAATGAGCAAAAGCACGCCGATGCGATAGCAATCGCGTTCGAATTGCGTCTTGCCAGTCTGACGTGGCTCACGAATGGCGAATTGACGCGGATAAAGAACGCTAGAAAGTTTGGTGCGTTTGATAGTCATTTTAATTTCTCCTCATTGGCACAGTGATGGCACGCTAAACGACATTATAAACGTTGTCAACTATCTCTACCCCGCCGGGGTTGACCCGGCACGCGCGGGCGCGATATCCTTACGTAGTTATGAACGCCTTGGCACAAATCAGTTTTCAGACGTCGTATCGGCAGCTTCGACCCGCCGAAAAGCTGTTCGTTGATCAATTCATATCGAACGCAGAGACAGGCGCCGCACGCGAAAACGTCAAGCTTCGGCATTATATCGAGCGCCCGCAGGTGCCGCACGAAATGCTACAACGCCCGCTCGTGCTCGCCGCTATTGCGGAGCGCGTGAGCGAGATTACCGCTGCGTCTGAGTTGACGGCGTTTCGTGTACTCAAAGAATTGCAGGCTATCGCTTTCAGCAACCTTGGCCATTATATGGAGCTTGGCGAAGATGGCATGCCGTATTTTGATTTTGCACGGTGTACGCCAGAACAGCTAGGCGCGATTTCTTCGATTAAATTCGAGCAAACGCCACATGGCAATCGTAAGTTGGAATTAAAGTTGCATGATAAGCTCGCTGGCTTAGACAAGCTCATGCGTTACATGGGGTTGCTTGAGCCTGACAATCCATACTGGCGCCAGGATCAAGCAAAGCCCGTCAATGCGCCGGTTATTCCCGCCACGGCGAGCGCGGAGGATGCGCATAACGAATACGCGCGCATGATCAATGGTTGAGAATAAAGCGCTCCGCTTCGTCGAGAGTGGCAAAGCTGCCAACCGCGCGAGCTTCCACGCCTTGGCGCACTTCGGCGTCAGTGACCGTCGTAGCATCATGCACGCGGTAACGAACGTCATAAAGCGTGCTCCTCGTTCCCGCGCCATCCGTTTCGAAAGAAATAGTGCGAACGGCATAGATTGCCCAACGCGAGTGAAAGCCGTGAGGAATGGACCGATCAATGATCGTGCCCTTAATCCAATGGCGCGGATCATTGGACGGGGTAACGGTGCGCCAAGAATGTTCCATTTCGTGCCCTCCCGAGAAAATTGGCGCTCAAACGAGCGCCAAGACTTCCGCGAACGTCATGACACGGCCACAGCCGTTGTCGTTGATGAGGTAGCCGCGCTCGCCATTAGCGAACGGCATGGCCGAAGCCATATTCGGAATGACGGTCAAACCCGTCAGAAAGATGCCCTTGCGGGCAAGAGCGGAAAGGGTCTTCTTCGAGAAGTCGTTCATAAGAGCCTCCTTAAGGCTTTGGTCGCTGGCGGAATGCCGCGACGCGTTTTGCGTGTTTCTTTTCTACGCAATCACAATGTCTCTGTCAATGCGAATTGTGCGCTAATTGGCGGAATTTTATAATGTCGATTGATTACCTGCCGGAAGCCATAGCGCTCTGGGGTAGCGGATCGCACGTCACGCGGGTTGTCGAGGCGTGGAAACCGCAGCCCCTCGCGCATGACGCATGGCCTCCCGACTATCGAGCCGTCTATGCGTGGCGTGTGAAGCACTTGACTGCCCTACGTGCCTCCCCGGTTATGCTAGAGGCCGCGCTGCGCTACTACTCCACGCGGCCGGAAGAATTCATCATGCACTGGTGCGACACGTATGACCCGCGTCGTCCCATAAAATGGATGCCGTTTGTTTTCTTCATTCGGCAATCTGAATTTATAAAATTTATCCATGAATTGCGTAAGGATCAGCAATCCGGCTTGGTCGAGAAAGCGCGTGATATGGGTGCGACATGGCTAGCATGCGGCTATAGCGTCTGGTCCTGGTTATTTATACCCAATGATGCGATTGGCTGGGGTAGTCGCAAGCAAGATTTGGTCGACAGGCTTGGTGATGCGGATAGCATCTTTGAAAAGATGCGGCTAATCGTCCGTCGATTGCCTGACGTGTTTATTCCCGATGGCTTTATCTGGTCCAAGCATAGCGCACTCTTAAAGCTCATCAATCCATCAAATGGCGCGACCATCACAGGCGAAGCAGGTGATGACATTGGACGCGGCGGGCGCAAGAGCATGGTGTTTAAGGATGAGAGCGCACATTATGAACGCCCTGAAAAGATCGAAGCTGCGCTAGGCGACAATACAAATGTTCAAGTTGATATTAGCAGCGTTAATGGCTTGGGCAATGTGTTCCATCGTCGCCGTGAAAGCGGCATTGAATGGGCGGCAGGGCGCACGATAGAGCCGGGGTTTGTACGCGTATTCGTCATCGATTGGCGTGATCATCCGACAAAAACACAGGAATGGTATGACACGCGCAAGGCGAAGTATGTGCGTGAAGGAATGGCACACATATTTGCTCAAGAAGTAGATCGTAATTACAGCGCTGCCGTCGATAACACGATCATCGATATTCAATGGCTGCAAGCGTGCGTTGATGCGCATTGTCGCGTGCCATATCTCTCGCGCCCGCCGGAACAGTTGCCCAACCTATGGCTCGGCGGTTTGGACGTGGCAGACGAAGGGGCGGACAGGAACGCTTTTGCACTCCGCCAATGGATCATTTTGCGCAGTGTCGAGGAATGGGGCGAGCGTGACGTGGGTGTGACAACCCGCCGGACCATTGCAGCCTGTCGAGAGCGGCGCGGCGTTCGCGTGTTCTATGACAGCGTTGGCATCGGCGCTGGCGTGAAGGCGGAATATAACCGATTGATAGCTGACAAATTCGTGACGTATCAACAGACAGGTTTTTTTCCATGGAATGCCGGGTCCAGCGTGCAAAAGCCGTTTGATCGCATTGTGCCGGACGATGATAACAGCCCTCGAAACCAAGAAGCGTTCGTCAATCTCAAGGCGCAAGCATGGTGGTCATTCCGAACGCGCTGCTATAAGACGTTCAAAGCGGTGACGGATGGCGCGATTTATCCGGCTGATGAGTTGGTTAGCTTTGACAGCACCATTCCCAAGTTGCATTCGCTCATCAAAGAGCTTGCGCAGCCGACACATGGCAGTAATGGCTCACTTAAGACACTAGTTAACAAGAAACCGCCGGGAACGAAGTCGCCAAACCTAGCCGACGCTGTGATTATGGCGTATTTTCCGTTAGACGATGCCGGGCCGGTTTTGGTCGGCCGATATGGAGCTTGATATGCACGCTTTGTTTGCCGCTCGGCTGTCTAATGCATTCGACGTGACTGACATCATTGCCGTTGGCGAGACGATGGAAGTCAACGACATGACCAAGCGATCCGCCGATAGCGAAAGCATGGTTGAATATTGGGATTTGGTTGACGCTTTGGTTGACGGTATTAAGACTTTGCGTGCCAAAGGCAAGCAATACCTACCCAAATTCGTCGACGAAACTGAGGCAGATTATACGCTGCGGTTGAGCCTGACAAAGTTTACCAATGTCTATCGCGACATTATTGAGGGGTTGGCAAGCAAGCCGTTCGAAGAGGAAGTTAGCGTAAAGAGCGGCAGCAACAGCCAAATTGATGATCTTGTTGAGGATATCGACGGCAGCGGCAATACTCTCACGCAGTTCGC